ATGATGTCATCCCCATGCTTACAGACGTTGGTAACGCAACCGCAGCCCTTGGTGCAGGACAGCAAGGCATTGACGCTATTACCCGCGCTCTTGGTCAGATGCACGGTAAAGGTACTGCAGCTTCACAGGAGATGATGCAGCTTACTGAGGTTGGTATTCCTGCTTGGGAGTACCTCGCAAAGGCTTTGCATACAGACGTTGCTGGCGCAATGGAGATGGTTACCAAGAAAGCAGTCAGTGCTGATGTAGCCATTGCAGCAATTAGAGCTGGCATGCAGGGTGACTTTGGCGGGCTCATGATTAAGCAGTCCAGGACACTTACTGGCGTGCTCTCAAACCTCTCTGACGCAGCAACCGCAACCATCATGAAGATGTACCAGACAGATGCATACAAGAAGATGACAGACGCGCTCTCCAAGCTGGCAGACCCAATTCAGAAGCTTGTTGAGTCACTTATGCCACTCTTTGAGCGCGGTATGGAAGCTCTTGCAGGCATGGCAACCAACGCAGCTAATGCAATCAATCAGATGTCAGCTTCAGACATTCAGACCATTGCAAAATCTATTGGAATGCTTGCTGGCACAGGTCCCGCACTTCTTGTCATTGGTAAGTCAATGGAAACCGCTGGCAAAATGCTTGGAGCGTTCTCGAAGGCTTCTAACGTTGTTGCAGAGGGTCTAAGCGTCATCAAGGGCATTGCCCCTGGCACACTCTCTACCGTTGCAGGACTAAGCACAGGCTTTAAGTCTTTCTTTGGCGCAATCGCTGCAACTGTCCAGGACAAGCTTGAGACTGCAATCCTCTACGCTTGGGAGTTTAGAGACAAGCTTGTAAAGGCTTTCAGCGGTCTGAACAACCCCATTACATCCAAGCTCACATCCATTGTTTCTGTTGCACAGACTACATTTAAGAGTATGGCAGCAACTGCAACGCTGCACCTTACATCTATTGCGAGAAACGCGCAGGGTGTACTTGCAACCGTTGGTGGTAACGTGGCTCAGTTCATGAGCCCTGTCACCTCTGCACTCTCCAAGGCTGGAAGTGCAGTCTCTGCCTTTGCTGCTCCTATTGCTGCCAAGCTTGGTGGCGTTGGTAGTGCCATTGCTGGTGTTCTAGGACCTGCACTCACAGGTCTAGGTCCTAAGCTTCTAGGAGCAGTGCAGCCAGCCATGGGTATGGTTGCAAACCTTGCTTCTGGCTTTGGCAGCGCAACTGTGGTGCTTGGCGTGCTCTCAATCGCTGCAGCGGTAGCTGGTACAGCATTTGTTGCTATGGGTGGAGACATCACACAGGCAGCAGCAAACATTGCAAGCAATATCGTTGGTATTGCTGATGCCATCCCTGGACTTGCTTCTCAAATCAGCTCAGTACTTCCACAGGTGGCATCTGGTCTTGCTTCTGCAGGTCCTACGCTGGCGCACGCCTTTGAGATTCTCTTTTCTCAGATGGGCGCAGCATGGCAGCAAATTGCTCCAGGACTACTGGAAGCAGTTGGAGCTGCAGCTGGTGCAATCTGTGACATTCTCGTAGCTTCTGCGCCTTCCCTTATGGCTGGAGCAATGCAAGCGTTCACCTTTATCCTGCAAGCACTTACTGAGGTTGCAGGACAGCTTGCAGAAGCAGCTCCACAGATCCTGCAAGGTCTAGTGGATGGCTTTGTTGCTAATGCTCCAGCACTCTTTGAAGCAGCGCAGGGTCTCTTCATGGGTCTTGTTGACGGTGTTGTGGCAATCATTCCAGCACTGGCTGCTGCACTACCTCAGATTATTGATGTATTTATCTCAGGTCTTCCTGGCTTTGTTGGGACGCTGCTCTCGGCTGCAGTGGAACTCTTTGTGGCAATCGTGAACGCTATCCCTGTCATTCTTCCAGGACTCATTGGCAACGTTGGCAATCTCATTGGCACTGTTGTCTCCAACCTTCCAACGTTTATTGGAATGCTCCTTGGTGCAGCTGTAACGCTCTTTACAGCCATTGTCACAGCTGTTCCTCAGATTATTGGCAGCTTGCTTGGGGCAGTCGGAAACCTGCTCAACCAAGCAAAGAACGCCATCACAAGCTTTGACCTTGGCAGCGCAGGACGCGCATTCATTCAAGGCTTTGTAAATGGTGTCTCTGGACTTGCTGGTTGGGTAGTAGACCAAGTCTGCGGAGTCTTTAACGGCGTTGTTGGCGCAGTCAAGGCACTCCTTGGCATTCACTCGCCTTCACGCGTCATGGCTGGTCTTGGTGGCTACACAGTTGACGGCTTTGTTGTTGGTATCGCGGGCGGTAAGCGAGACGTTTACAAGGCAGCACAGGACCTCGCAGAAGCTGCTCAGAGTGGCGTTGATGGCTATGCGCTCAATGTCCCCATTAACAAGCAGATGGATATGACAGCGTCTCTTGTAGCCAATGGCATCTATGCAGATACCAATCAAGCCATTGCTGATCTCTCAGCACAGATGGATGTCATGACTAAGCGCATCGAGGACGCATACGGCAAGCCCGTAAGAGTTGACGTGAACAACCGTGAATTTGGTCGCATGGTAAGAGAGGTGAGCGCATAATGCGCACAGATATTAGATACACAACCTCTGACGGAAGTAAGTACATGGAGTTTGGAGGGGCTGACAAGTCCCTCCACTACATGGAACACGAACTCAGAGACTGGATGTGGTCATACACATCAGGCAAGAACTCCAGCAGAATTACGTCATTCAGACGGCGTGACCATAAGCCAAAAACAATCAAGTTCCCTGTTGGTATCGCTGCTGAAAGCGATGAAGAAGGCTTGGAGCTGCGTAACAAGATTATTGAGCTTGGTGAGAAGGACATCTTAAATCGCACTCCAGGAACGCTCACAGTAGGCTCTTGGGGTATCCGCTGCTACATCATTGGTGGTGCGCCAACCAACTACTGGCTCTCTGACAAGTTCGCAGAGTTCATATTAACGCTTCTTGTTGAAGACCCCACGTGGTTTAAGGCAACTACTCTTTACTTCGAGCATGAGACAGCTGGTGCTGTTGCTGGCGTTAAGCCTGACTTCCCAAGAGACTTCCCCTTTGACCTTGTCCAGGGTAAGCCCGCTAAGTCGTTCACTAACCCTTCTAAGAGTGCTTCTCCTTGGCTCTGGCGAGTCTATGGTCCTGCAACAAACCCCTACGTCAGAATTGGTGAGAACTTGCACAAGGTAAACACTACTATTGCAGCTGGTGCATATCTTGAGGTTGATTCTCAGAGTAAAACGGCTGTCGTAGTGCAAGACAACGGTACCCGTGAGAACGTCTACAAGTTCAGAGAGCGCGGAGCTCACGGCTCTGGCTCTTATCTCTTCGAGTCAATCAAACCGGGTACCGATGACATTACATGGGATAACACCTTTGACTTTGACCTCACGCTCTATGAGACGCGCTCTACACCTCCATACGAGAAAGAACAGCCACAGGGTGAGACTCGTGTACCAAGGGCAGCAAGCACCCAGAGTGCACCTAATGAGGTGAGCGCATAATGCCAGATATTAGCTATACAGACGCAACACATCTAGATATTGGCGTGCTCAAAGGAGCACGCCTTGACCTGGAATATGGAGACACAGGCAATGACTTTGAGCTCACGCTCGACATTGACTCTGAGCAGCGTCTTGATGATGGTGCATACGTCTATGTTGAAGGTACTGAATGGGGCGGTGTAGTTGACGCACGCGAGTCTAACTCAGGCAACAACACAATCACCTACATTGGTAGATCATGGCAAGGAATCATCAGAGATAAGGTCCTTGAGCCACCAAGTGGTGAAGACTATCTCAGTGTGCGTGGAGAAGCTCACGGGGTTCTAAAGCAGCTTGTTCAGCGTCTTGGACTTGCTAGCCAGTTCAAAGTATCAGAAGAGACTTCTGGCATTACCGTTAAATACACCTTTGATAGGTATTGTGACGCTTGGACGGGCATCAGAAAGATGCTTGCTGATTCTTCTTCACGTCTCAATATTGAATATGACTCTATTGAGCGGATGATTGTGCTCTCGGTGAAGCCTATTACAGACTGGACTGACGGAGCTGACGCAGAGCATTCTGACGT